TTCATGGTATCCAGATCCTAATGTTAATCCTAATATTCACGGTAGAGTTATCTCTGAAAACTTAACCAATAACATTGGTCAAACCATTAACAATGGTATTAATAAAGCTTTTCAAGCATTAGGTACATTACCTGAAGACACTTGGGCAAGATACCCACTTTACATTTCTTTGTATCGTAAAGAATTAACTGAACGTTTTGCTTTAATGGAAAACCTTAAAGGCGCAGGTTTAACATCAGCTGAACAAGAGTTGGCTATGAAAGCTGCTCATAATTTTGCCTTACGTGAAGTTAATAGAACTTTGTTTACAGTTGTTCGTAGAAGCAACATTGGTGGATCAACTGCTGTTCGTTTAATGTCTCCGTTTTTCTCAGCACAAGAAAATGCTATTAAAACTTGGGCAAGACTTATCGGTAACAATCCAGCATTAATAAATCGTGCTCAACTATTATGGACAGCACCTAATCGTGCAGGTCTTGTAACAGATCAAGAAGGTAATCAAATACCACCAGAGAACCTTGGTAACACTGGTGTTATCTGGATTGAAGTTCCTAAATCTTTACAAAAACTTACTGGCTTTTCTTCACTAACCCAAATGGGTATTCCTAAGAGATCACTAGATGTTGTTCTTGGTGGTGGATTTGAAGTACCAATTGGTCCTTATGTTGGAATACCAGCATCTGAAATTGTTAAACGTAAACCAGAATTAGAGCAATCATTAAAATGGGCTTTGCCTTTTGGACCTGAACGTAATGCTGTTCAAGCATTATTACCTGCTTGGGTTAAACGTCAAATAACTAGAGCACAAGGTCAGAACAGTCCAGAGTACGCACGCGCGTACCAACTTATTTGGACAACTGAACAACACAAAGCAAGAGCAAATGGGCAACCATATTTGTCAGCAAGTGAAATTCAAAAAAAGGTTGATGCCTATTACAACATGAGAACTGTTGCTAACTTGGTTCTTCCTTTTGCTCCACGTTTTGATACACCATATCGTATGTATATGGATAAGTGGCGTGAATACCAAAGAACTTTTGGTAAAGAAGCCGATGAACAATTCTTGGAAAAATTTGGCGAAGAGTTCTTTGACTTTGCTATGAGCCTTTCACAAAATGTTGGTGGAGTTCAAGCATCAGTTGACGCAGTTAAGTCAATTAAGTCTAACAAAGACCTTGTTGCAGATTTGTATTCTACTGAACCTTCACTTATTGGTTTAATCGTAAATAATCCTACTGGTTATGATTTCTCTCAAGCTGCTTACGAATGGGAATACGCTACACCTGTAGCACCTGGAACTAAACAAACATTTCGTGGTACTGCAGATCCTGTAGAAGTAGCACAACGTAACCAAGCAAAACTTGGCTGGATTCAATACCGTCAATTTATGTCAACCGAAATTGAACCAGTGCTTATGGCACGTGGTTTAAGTTCACTTCGTGATCGTAGAGCCAGAGACCTTAAAGGTCTTCGTGACGAAATGATTACTAAGTTAGCAAATGAAAACGTTGCTTGGTATGATGACTATCTTGATACAGATGGCTCTAAAACAAACCGAGTTATTCGTGGTTTAACAAGAATATTAAATGATGAAAGCTTTATGCAAAACAATGCTGATAATCCTACTTGGAAATCAGTTGGTGCATATTTGGTTTTGAGAAATCAAGTTGCTAAAGAACTTTCAAAGCGTAAAACCAAGACTTTGGAAGCAAAGGCTAATATTGAATTAGCTAAAGCTTTTGATGCAGCTGTTGGACGCTTAAAGCAAGATGATATTGGATTTAGCGATCTTTATGACCGTTTCTTATCTCAAGATAAGGTTTATGACAAATATATTGGAAATGAATAATGGCTCAATATACTAGAGAAGAAATCATTGACATCTTAGTCAAAGCTGGTGTGCCTAATAAGGATATCCCTATTATGGTTGCTATTGCTTTAGCTGAATCTAAAGGTGATTCTGATGCTATTGGTGACAAAGATCGTGTTAATAGCAAGTGGGATGAAAGCATTGGTTTATTTCAAATACGTAGTTTAAAAAACCCTAACGATCCTAAGTTTAACGAAGCAGATAAACTAAGAATTAAAGACAAGTTATTTGATCCAGTTTACAATGCTAAGGCTGCTTATGAGATTAGCAAAAAAGGTAAGACCTGGAAAGACTGGACAACCTTTAACGAGGGAACCTACAAAGAATTTATGAGCACTGGTCCTTCTCGCTCAAACATTAGACTAGCCGGTGGCGGCATAAAAGGAAGAAGTAAACCAATAACTATGGCTGAAGAAACAGTAAATGTAACTGAGGAAAACCAAGATCAGTTTATAGCTCCAACTATTGCTCAAGTTGGTAGAGGTGGTAGCGCGCTTTTAGTTCCCGAAGCTCAAAGAAAAGCTATTTCTCAATTAAACGTAGAACGTAAAAAGTTAAAAGATCTTGAAGAAGACTTTCAACTATTTAAGCCAGAATTTGCTACTCAAGCAAAAATTGATGCTCAAAAAGAAAAAGTTAGAATTGCAGAAGAAAAAGCTGTTTCAGTTCGTGAAAAAGTACAAGAAGTTACGGGTAAGAAAAAAAGAGAAGAAGCTAAAGCAGATAACATTGCTGATGCTGATGTTCAAATTAGACGACTTGAAGAACAACTTCGTAGTGTAAAAACTTCTGGCAAAATGCCTGCTGTTCCAGGACAAAAGGGACCTTCTTCTCCTTTAACTAGAAAGTTTGTTGAAGACCTTGAAGCTAAAGTTGAAAACTTAAAAACACAAAGACAAAATTTATTAAACAATGTAGAAGCCCAAGCAATTCAAAACGAAGCCAGTACAACTGAACCTACTGTTCCTGTTGCTGGTTCTGGTGGCACTGCTGTAAAAGATACTGGCACCGTTCTTGGTGAAGTAATGAGTGACCTTGCTGTTGGTGACGGATCAACCGTAAACATTGGTCCTATTGCTGGTGTTGAAAAAGTTATCAGAGGACGTTATGGTCAACCAGTAAGACTAAGACCTACTGAGACTGGTGTTATTGACACAGAAGCTGCAATTGGTCGTATAAATGTTCTTGGCCCAGAAGGTCAAAAACTAAAAGAACAAATACGTCAAGTTATTATTCAAAATGGTGGTTCAAATCCTGACGATGCTACAATACAAAAGTATTGGACATCAGCCGTTAAGAATACTGCAGCAGCTAATCAAACTGATCCTAATCAAACAGCTTTTGATACCTTGGCTTATATGGTTAAAGGTGGTACTGGTGGAGACGGCACCGGACCAAGTTCTAAAGAAATTAAAAGCAAACGTGAGGCAGTTAAACTTCTTGCAACACAATTAGGTGTTGTTTTAACAGATGCTCAAGTAAATGATCTTGGTTATCAATACGCTGCTGGTGAATTAGATGCAACCACTATCAATCCACGTATCGCTAAAATTGGTAATATTGATTTTGCAATGGGTGAAGCAGCAAACACCATTTCTAAGTTAAAATCAACTGCAGCAGACTTTGGTGTTTCTTATGGTCCAGATTGGTTTACCCAATCAGCTAAAGATGTTTTAACCGGTGTTGCTGATGCTGACACATTAACTCAAGCAATTAAAGATTTAGCTAAATCTCGTTATCCTACCCTTGCTAAGCAAATTGATGCAGGATACACAGTTAAGCAAATAGCATCACCTTATCTTCAATCAATGGCTAACACCCTTGAAATTAATCCTAATGATATTAGTTTAGATGACCCAACAATTAAGCAAGCCTTTACCAGTCTTAATGCTGAGGGTCAACCAATTACTAAACCTTTGTGGGAATTTGAAAAAGAACTTCGCAGAGATGAACGTTGGAGATATACAAAGAACGCACAACAAGACTTAATGGGAACGGCTCGTAAGGTTTTGTCTGACTTTGGATTGGTATATTAATGGCTGAAAAAAAACCGACTAGACAAGAATATCTTAATCAACGTCTTGCAGAAGCTAAAAAAGTAGATCCTAATGTTTCTGTTAAAATTCCTAAAAATCCTACTTCTGCACAATTAAAAACACTTGATGCTCAACTTAATAAAGTTATTTATCCTTCCGGTGTTTATGGCGTAACTGGTGCTGCTGCAGGTACTACTCCTCAAATTTCTGCTGAAGAAGCAGCAAGACGTGCAGCACAAGAAGTTGAAGCTGCTCGCCTTCAAGCACAACGTGTTGACTGGACTGAACAATTAAGTCTTCTATTTAAAAACTATGGTCTTGAGTCATTAGCCCCATTAATTAAACAATATGTTCAAGATGGTTATTCAGCTGATACCGTAACACTTAAACTTCAAGATGCACCAGAATATCAAAAAAGATTTGCTGGTAATGAATCACGTAAAAAAGCAGGTTTACCTGTTTTATCACCTGCTGAATATCTTGCAACAGAATCAGCATACAAACAAATTATGAGAACTGCTGGATTACCAGAAGGTTTCTATGATAGTTCTGATGATTTTAGTGGTTTTATTGGTGTGGATGTTTCCCCTTCAGAACTCAAATCACGCGTAGATGCAGCATCTTTGTCATTAGAAGGATCAGATCCTTACTACAAAGAATCATTACAAAGTATGTATGGTTTGTCATCTGGTGATATGTTGGCCTATACCCTTGATCCACAACGTTCATTACCGTTTATTAACAAACGTGTTCAAGCAGCCCAATTTGGTGCAGCAGCACGTAGACAAGGTTTAGATGTTGGTACATCAACTGCTGAACAATATGCAGGTATGGGTGTAACTAGACAACAAGCAGAACAAGGTTTCCAAGCTGTTGCACAAATCACTCCAGCTGCTGAAAGACTTTCACAAATTTATGGCAGAGAACAAGCATACGGTCAAGAACAAGCTATTGCTGAAGCCTTTGGCGGACCTATGAGCGCTGAAGCAGCAACAAGACGTAAAAGACTTACTGAAATGGAACAAGCCACATTTGGTGGAAGATCTGGTACTGCGAGAGGTTCCTTAACACAAGGAACACAAGGCCAGTTTTAAAGACCTGCTAAGCGCACCGGCACTTAGAAGCGTAACCGAAGCCCGGTAGTAATAGCCATCACAGATTCCCCTGTTTGTGTATGTGGATTACGACAACTTAATGAAAGGGAGTGGCTGCAATGGCCAACCAATACGAATACGAAGACGAATACGAAGAACAAGATAACGGCCCAGCCGAACTTCGCAAAGCACTAAAGAAAGCACAAAAGGAAAGAGAAGCCATTGAGGCTGAACTTAACCAAATGCGTTCTGAAATGCGTTCTCGTTCCGTCAAAGATGTATTGGCCTCAAAAGGTGTATCAGATAAACTAGCGAAACTTATTCCTGGTGATGTGAACACACCTGAACAGATTGATGCTTGGTTAAACGAATACAGTGATGTATTCGGTATTCAACCTGCAGAGTCTGCTCAACCTGCCGTTGATGAGGAAACAATCAACGCTAATCAACGAATCAATAATGTTACTTCAACAGCACAGAACCCTTCAGGTGAGCAAACGCAACACCAAAAGGTTATGTCTGCGAAGACAAAAGATGAACTTGATCAGCTGTTGTTTGGTCAATCTCTCGGTAGATAACCGCAACTACTATCAACCTTGAAAGAAGGTGAACAACTATGGCAAATGCATATACAGACACAAGCACCTCGTCCCTCGGAACTTCCTTGGTACAGACCGCTTATGACCGCTATGTTGAATTTGCATTACGTGCTATGCCACTTATCCGCGATGTTGCAGATAAGCGTCCAGCACAACAAGCAATGCCAGGTTCATCTGTCGTATTCCAATTATACACAGATCTATCTGCAGTAACAGGAACATTAACTGAAACTACTGATCCTGATTCAGTTGCTTTAGGAAACACAAGCAACGTAACCGTAACTCTAAACGAATACGGTAACGCTGCAATTGCTACACGTAAATTAGAACTGTTCTCATTGTCTGATGTTGATCCAGCAATTGCTGACATCATCGCATTCAATATGGCAGATTCTATTGACGGATTTGCACAAACAGTGCTACGTCAAGGTTCAAACGTAATTTACTCAGGTGGTGGATCAACAACTACTGGTGTTACCGGTGGTACTGCTTCACAAATCACTTCAGCAAATATCCGTAAGGCTATTGCTAAATTACGTGCAAACAAAGCTGTTCCACGTGTTGGTGAACTATACTGGGTTGGAATACATCCAGAAGTTTCACACGACTTACGTGCAGAAACAGGCGCAGGTGGATGGCGCGAAGCACACGTTTACAACGAATCAGGTGCTGGCAACCTATGGCCAG